TAATAATTCTGATTGTGTTATAACTGAATACGGAAATGTTTGCACTTCAAGTCAATTTCTAGGAGAATTTGATTGCTCTACAAGTTCACTTACTGAATTGTTCTTTACCCCAAATCCAAATATAGATGTAAAAGTATCAATTTTACATCATGCAGTTTCTTATCTAGAATTTTCTTCATATCCCGTTTCTATTAATTTTAAAAATGCAGAATTATCAACTGGTGTAAGTAAATTTTCAAATTCCAGCGATATTTCATTTAAAAAAGATTTTAATTTAAATTACAATAGAATACCTATTTTTGAAAGAACCTTTAATGGAAAAATTGAGTCTACCCTCACAAATCCATCTGGAATTAATTTGACTACTAATCTAGTTTATATACCCAATCATTTTTTTGTTAGTGGAGAAAAGGTAAAGTATAGAACCGAAATATTTGACTATGTTGACTTTTTAACTACACAAACAACCTCTACTGCTGGTATAGGAACAAACATTCTTGAAGTATTATCCACAGTAGGATTGTCTGTTGATAACTATTTCAATAATAATGGAAATTATATATCAATAACAAATATTGATTCCAATAAGGTATCTTTAGGTAGCACTATAGCATCATCTATAAGTTCTGGAGTAGCCGTAACATTCTCGGAGTTATCTTCAGTTGCTTCTGATGATCCTAATAATCCAGATACTTCCTTTTCTGTGGGTATAGCAAATACTTACATTTCTGGAGTTGGTGTCACTGATAAACTGAGTGGAGATCTATATGTTTATAAATTTAATGATAGATTTATAGGATTTTGCACTTCTCCTAGAGATGCTTTAGTTTCTCCTCCGAAATTAATAAATTTAACTTCTGTTGGAATTGGTAATAATCACTATGTAACCTCAACAAATCAAAACTCCAAATGTTTAATTCTGATCGATAATGTTATTCAATCTCCGATTGTTTCTACTGCGGTCACATCAATACTTACAGATGACATAGGAACAATAGATACTACGCTACAATTTTCCGGAATTACATCATTTTTCAGTGGAGATTTGATAAAAATTGATAATGAGATAATGAAAATAACCACTGTTGGTGTAGGATCTACTAATCTCATTGAAGTTGAAAGACCTATATTAGGAACTAATTTAAAAACACATCCAGTCAATTCTTTAATTACAAAATTAAAAGGTAATTATAATATTGTTGGCAGTAAAATATATTTTCCACAAGCCCCATACGGACCAATATATGATGAGGTTAATGGTGATATTAATATTAGATCTACATTCCAAGGAAGAGTATTTGTAAGATCTGGAATTCCAGATTCTAACGAAAGCACATACGAGAAAAACTACGTTTTTGATGATATTAATTCAAAGTTTAATGCTACAACAAAGGATTTTGAGTTAACTTCAAACGGACAAAATATATCTGGATTTTCAACATCCAATTCAATAATTCTTATAAACAATATTTTTCAAAATCCAGAAAATGATTATACATTATCGGAATTATCATCAGAAACAAATTTAAACTTTACAGGAACTGCAACTTCTGCATTATATGATCCAAATAATGCAAGTGTTCCAAGAGGAGGTATAATCGTATCTGTTGGGTCTAGTAATGGTTTTGGATATCAACCTTTAATATCTGCAGGAGGCACTGCTATAGTTTCAACTGCAGGTACTATACAATCCATTAGTATAGGAAATAGTGGATCTGGATACAGATCTTCAGTTCAACCCATTGTTAGAGTTGGAGTTCAAACTTCAAGTGTTGGAACGCCTAGTATTCAGTATATTGGAACTGCTTCTGTTAGTAATGGTAGAATTGTAAGTATTGCCATTACAAATCCGGGAACTGGATATACATCTTCAAATCCTCCTGAGGTTGTTTTTGATGCCCCACTATCATATTCCGACTTAAATCTAAAGTATTCCAGTACAAGTAGTGGAGTTGGAACTCAGGCAAAAATAGATATAGTTGTTGGTCAAGGATCGAGTGTAATTGACTTTACAATTACAAATTATGGATATTCATATAAGGTTGGCGATGTTTTGACTGTGGAAAGAGGAGGATTAACTGGAATACCAACAGACACCACAAAACCATTCACGGAGTTTTCCCTTACTGTAGAAAGAATATATAATGACACTTTTAGTGGATGGTCTCTGGGCGAACTTCAAAAATTAGATGATATTGATTCATTGTTTAATGGTTTCAGAAAAACATTCCCCCTAATAAAGGATAATAATAGATTTGCTATTGTTACAAAAAAAGGTTCAAAGATAGATTTAAAATCAACATTATTGATATTTTTAAATGATGTCTTACAAAAACCCGGCGTTGCTTATAATTTTAATGGAGGAAGTAATTTTACATTTACGGAAGCACCAAAATCAGGAGATAAGTGTAGGATTATATTTTATAGAGGAACACCAAATATTGATGTAGTTGATGTTGATATTTTAGAGACAATAAAATCTGGAGACTTATTACAAGTTATTGGAGATACCTCAGACTTAATAGAAAATCAAAGAATTGTAAAAGATATTTTACTTCCAGATACGGTTGAAACTAATTCATATAATTCAGTAGGAGTTACTAGTAATTTAGAGTTATTGCGTCCTGTTAATTGGTATAAGCAAAGAAATGATATTGTTATTGATGGAGTTCAAGTAAACAAAAATAGAATTGAATATGAACCAAATATATTCCCAACATGCAATTTAATAAAATCAATTGGAATAGGATCTACTCAATTATTTGTAGACTCTGTAAAAATTTCATTTGATGGAAAAAATGAAAACGCAGAAAATAAAATTATTAATAAGATAGAAATTATAGATAACAGCAACTTAATTTCATCAATTGCAACTGCTATAGTTTCAACCGCTGGTACAATACAATCAGTAAATATTATTGATGGTGGTGTAGGATATACCACATCTCCATTGGTTTCAATACAAAATCCTATTGGAATAGGCACAACAGGGAAAGCTACATTATTAGCATCTATTTCCGGTGGTTCTGTTAATTCAATTTCGGTGGTATCTCCTGGATTTGGTTATTCTCAAACAAATCCACCAGCAATATTAATTGAACCACCCACGATAAAGAAAGAATATTTAGACAATGTATCATATCTGGGGGACTTTGGAATTATTTCTGGAGTTAAAACCACAAATGTTGGGTTTGCTTCTACAGGACTAGTATTTGATTTATATATTCCAAGTTCATCATACTTGAGAAACTCTTCTATTGTAGAAACTGCTATAACAGAAAGTCAAATAAAACAAAATTATTACTTTAAGGTTTCTAATTCAAAAATAGGATTTGGGGTAACATCCTTGGATAGGAGTGGAAGTATAATTGGAATAGGAACAACGGGAATAGACAATGTATATCAAGTAATTTCAGTTTCAAGTGCAACAACTAGTGTTTTGGGTGTAGGAACTACATCAGTGGTTCAAGTAGTAGTTAGTATTAGCACATATTCTGGTATTTCTGGGTTTGGGTATAGTTCATACTATGGAGATTATAGTTGGGGTATAATAAATGTTCCTACTACTAAAAATAAATTTGATGTCGGAACACAATTTGGAGTTGTTGGATTAAATAGCACTCCTGTAATAAGAAGGTATAAACCACTATTATTCACCAATTTTGATTCTATATAAAATAGAATAAATATAAAAAAGTCTATAAGTCAATGTCTGCGATTATAACAGATCAATTCAGAATATCTAACGCGGAAAATTTTGTTTCTTCGATTGGGTCTACGAGTAATTCATATTATTCTTTTGTTGGATTAACAAATTCAACAGACTATGATTCTAATTGGGAACAAACACCACCATCACCAATAGATTCTTTAGACAATTATCATGATGTTTGGGACACTATCATAGCACTTAAAAAAATCAATTCCGATGATGTTAGGCAGGTAGTAAGAAAAATAGAATGGGGATCCGGAACAACCTATGATATGTACAGACATGATATAAGCAGAAATAAACTTTCCATTCCATCTTCTAGGACTAGTTTATATGAATCAAACTTTTATGTAATGAATAGCGATTATCGTGTTTATATTTGCCTGCATAATGGAATAGATCCAGAAAATCCAAATGGAAGACCATCAATAGATGAGCCAACATTTAC